TAGACCTCATAGTAAGTCTGGCTCACTGACTTGAGTGCCTCCATCCTAGTCACATACTCATCATCCAAGAAGTCAATGGCATCCTTGTAAGTGCCATGCAGCCGGAGTACCTGGTTGGCCTCTTTGGGAGGAACATCATCAAAAAACCTCTTCTTAATCCAGTGTGAATCTGAGACCGGGTTGAATGTCAAGAAGAAACGCTTTGGATGCTCTGACTTGCCCCTGAGTCGCAGAGTAATCTGAGTAAAGTCCTCCAGAGTTAGCTCAGTGGCTTCCTCAATCCAGATATACTTAGCCTGGCTCAATGACTTGAGCTTCTCAGGATCATCACAGCCAAGGAACACAATCTTATTAGTGCCTGACTGAAGCTCCATGTAGCCTGTCTTAGCCTTGATGAGTTTGTCCAATCCCCATTGGCTAATCTTGTTTCTGAAGTCAGCAAAGACTGAGTTCCTGATGGTGGCTGCAACTTTGCGGATTACGAAAAAGGTCTGGAATTGATTGGCCTTATTGTCGCATATCTCAGCCAGAAACAGCTGAATCATGGTCTGGCTCTTGCCACTGCCTGCTCCGCCCCAGAGTATGTTGTAAGTCTTAGGGTCGGTAACAGCATCAAGGTACTTCTCCTGCCATAAGTCAGGACTTGATAGATCAACCTTCGGCATCAGGCTGCTCTTCTGCCCCCTTCTTGTTTGGCCTCGGCTTAATGACCTCAACCACTTGCATATTGACTTGCTCCTGGTTCATTAGGCCTAGGTCACGAGCGATGATGTTGTGATTGAATAGGCCACTTGCAGCCCCTTCCAGCTTGCTTGTGTAAATCGCTTGCTCTATGCGTGTAAAGACTTGAGCGAAATCTTTTGACTTGCCTTTGTAAACTGCTAATGTAGCCCATGAAGCAAAGCCACAGGCTAGCGCAAATCCTTCTTTCGTGAGCAGCCTTTTTTTAGGCAATCTGACCTCTGTTGCATCCTTGCCTCTAAAGTCCACTTCAATCAGTGGATTCTCTTCCGCCCATTGAACATATTGCTCAAAATTCTCAAGGATTTCCTCTGGAGTCTTGAACCTACCATCTAGCCCATGCTTCAGCCTGAGCTGCCAACATTGATTTCCCTTAGGTGCTGCCATAATTTTAGTACCGGGATTGCTCCCCTTGTTTTGTGGTTGATTATTTCTTTTTCGCTGCCTTCTTAGCTTTCTTAGCCACAGAGAGCGCAATGGCTACTGCCTGCTTCTGAGGCTTGCCTGCTTTCATTTCAGTCTTGATGTTGGAGCTAACTGTCTTAGCTGAGTAACCTTTCTTGAGCATCTTGTTAAAGTTTAGGCAAAGATAAGTATTTCAAAATTGCCTCATAAATCTCAAGCTGATTAGACCATCTGCGCTTGTAGCCTTTGGCGGCATCCTGAAGTTCCAGCTTATTTTTTAGCTGAGTAATTTTTCGGCCAAGGTAATCCTGGCAATCTTGTCTATTCATGTCTGGTTGTTTGAGTGAGTAAAGTAAATCATTGGAATAGGTGCTTCGCCCCTCCCATTGGGCAGGGATTTGGCTGATGTGGATGCTAGAAAGGAACGTCATCTATGCTGAAGTTATCGTTTAAGTCCGGGGCTAAAATTTCAGGTGTTGGCAAGTAAGCATTTAAGTTAAGAAGACCCAAAATTCTATTCATAGGATCTCCTCCGTTAAACATAAACCTGCGCTTTGGGTAGTTGTACTCAAACTGAATAAAGCCTCTTTTGCCTACTTCTTTGCGCTTAATTTTTTTAGTGTGAAGCTCACAAACTGGGTCAGTCGGATGTGTATAAAACATAGGCCGATGATAAATAAGAATATTCCACATCTTGTTATTCCACATCGCACCTCCGGCTAAGTCATAAACATCAGGACAAGGGTAGTTCTCCTGGTTATTCTTTTTACTCCCTCCCTTTGGATGACTCAGGATGAAAAAATAAACATTGTTTGAGTTAGCAAATCTGGCAAAGTCTCCAAGGACTTGGCTTAGATATTGATCATCTCTTCCTCCGGCTCTGCTGATGTCATTGTCCATCTGGTTGAATGGGTCAATCACGCAGCCATCAACTTTCTCTTTGATGATAAGTTCCAGGAATCGCTGCTTAATGTAAGCCGGAGTAGGACTTTCAGTTTCAGGATAGATGTAGAAGAAATGGTCGCTCACCCATCGGTATGCTTTCTCATAGGCTTCCTTTGTCGGCCTATAATTGTTTTTCGGTGAGCATTCCTGACCAAGTAGCATTTCGACTAGGTCATGATAAAACATTTCTGCAGGATTATCCTCCGGTGGGAATATGGCAAACTTTCGCCCATAGAGTGCAGCATGGCAGAGCATCATAAACTTCATTATGCTGGACTTTCCATGATTGCCATGCCCAGACAGAAGAGTGATTTCCCCTCTCCTGAACTTAAATAAGTCATCAAGCATAGGGATGCCAATATTGTCAAGAAATGGTAAGCCATTCTCAAGCAAGTCCAGAGCCTTGTCCATTACTGAACTTCCATAGACAACATCTTTAGCCGGGACGGATGTGTCAAATAGCTCGGCAGGAGGAGCAACATCAATCTCCATCAGAGTCTTGCTATCAATGACTTTCCCGGCAGTCATTTCAGCAGTGCCAAATTGATTGGCCCAGTATCGGTAGGCATTGGCTATAGTCTGCTCACATTCCTTCCGGCTGAAGCTGGTATCATTAGCCAGGAACTGATTATCACAAAAGGCAAGACAGTCATATTGATCTACTCCGAATCGGCAGCAAGCTCCGGCAAAGCAGAGGATAAAGTGATTTCTCTGTCCATCTTGGAAGTATTGGTTCTTTGAGGCAGTCCATTTTAGAATTTTTGGGATAAGCTCAACTTTACTTTCGTAGGTCGGCATTTGTAGCCTTTCATGCCGGATGTAGAGTTTAAATGGTATTGCCTCCTTGTTGATGTATAGGTCAGGGTCATAGCTCTCAAAGCATCCTCTGGCTATGTCCTTGTTGGCCTTGTCTGCCTGGCAATAGTCAATGGTCAGCGCATTAAAGTAGTCCAGTAGTGCCTCATATTGTTCCTTATACTTTTCAGCATCGGCTATCCGCATAAGTGCTTTCAGGCCTCCTCTTGGAGACACCCAGCAGGCATAGGTGTAAGGCTCAGAAATGATGATGGTTTGCAAGTCTCTCAGGCTTTCTGGTTGCACATCATCCCAGTCCATAATGGCTAGACCGGAGGCCTTTTTAAAGGCAACGGCTGCTCTCCTGGTAAACTGTCCTGAAAAGCAGATAAGGGGCAGCTTGTTCAGCTTAAAATCTTTCTGTTGTTCTGGGTCTTGAATTGACCTGAGCTGCTCAATCAGTTCTTTTGAAGTGCCATTCTTAATTCTGTCCAGCACCATGTCTACCGGGAAGAACTTAGGATCATCAACTGTCCTGAAGTTGTCAAAAAAGGTAACAGTCATAGGGTAGATTTGATTTGATTAATGAAGGCAATATGGTCAAAGTCGGCAGGAACAAGCTCTGGATATTTAGGTTTCTCAGGAGGATGACCTACTTTCAGGCAATGGCGAACATAGTCCCCATAATTGCTATGGACTTCTTGGCGCAGTAGTATAGGATCATGCTCAGGTTTTGGAGGATAATAATTTTGATTAGCCTGGGCAGGCGGCTCTGTATTCTTTTTACTTTCATTCAGTTCAAATATGCCTTGCCATCCATTAGCTATTGACTGCTCAATGATTGCTTCTGAAATTTTCAAATCTCCATTTGAAATTTTAGCCAACTTTCTAGCAAATGAATCAAGACTATCTTGAGACTTAATTGGCTTTTTTTCTGCCTTTCTATAATTAACCCACCTTTGAATTAATTCTGCATATTCTCCATATTGAAAAAAACTAAACTCAATCTTATTATATTCTTTAGTTCTATTGTTCTTTAGTTCTCCTATGTGGGTCAGTGCTTCAGACTGTGCTTTGGTCAGTGCTTCAGTTAGTGCTTCGGTATCTGCTTTGGTATTTTTGCCCCAAGCAACTACCATAGCTTGATGCTGATTTATTGCCTCTGAAACCAAACGAATGAACCCAAATTCAGCCAAGTCTTTTATGCACTTTCGGTAGGTTTTGTAATTACGAATGCCTGTGGCTTCCATGGTAACTGATGATGGTAAGCCAAACTTTTCCTTTTGGCTCAACTTGTTCCAATGGTAAACCAAGTAGAAATAAAGCTCAGTATGAGAATGTGAAACTTTATCCGGATGCTGGAATCTAAACTCAAACCAGGCATCCGTTAATTGATAGCCATTCATAGATATATTCCACTATCAAGTAAAATTTGTTCAACTGAAGGCATATCTGTGAAATCATCATAAATACCTTCTGCAACAAGAGTTTCATCTAACCACACCATAACTTTGATAATCATAAGTTCTGGACTGTGAGTGATGTCAATTTTTAATTCTTTAAAAACTAAGTGCATAAAAATAAAAAACCCTTTGTTCGCCTTTCGGGGTAGCAGACCCTACTAAGCGGACAAAGGGCAATAAAATTTTTTACAATCGCTGCTGCTACCCAGCGGCCTTTCGGCATGGCAAACTTAACTATTTATCCTGAAACGCATTAATGTGATCAAAAAATTTCTGCACCTCTTCCTCACTCATATCGAATATCTGCCATACCAGGTCAACCACAGCAGAATTGATAGTATCTTCTGCCTCGGCCATTTCTGGGCCTAGGTGATTGTGCAGGAACTTCTCAAATTGGGTAGCCTCATTGAGTAACCTATTGAAGTGCATCTTAACCTCACGCTTGAGCTTAATGTCATCTGAATGCTTAATCACATAGCCTGTCTCAAGCACTCCACGGATGAAGCAGGTGAACTTAGTGAAGTCTCTCATAGTCTTCTATTGTTTTAAATATTTGGTAAGCTACTTGAGGCACTACTGCATTTCCTCCTGCTTTGATTGACTCGTTTCTCCACTTAGGAAAGGTAATAGAGTCCAATCGGTGGGAAAGCCCATCATTTCGAGTACGAATTGTGGGTTCAGTTGTTGGGAAATTTCTCCAGTTTGTTTTGTATGTTTTCCAAGCATTACTGGTAGATTGTTTAATTGGTCTGCTCTGCTCTTTCCGTCCTTTCTGAACATTCCGCTCGGTGATTGACCAGGCTTGCAATCTCTTGTTGTAGGTGTTGGTAGCATCTTGTTGAACACATGAGCAGTCAGATTGTTCTGATGATCCTCTCTCCATTTCTTTGTCGCTTTGTCTGCATCTTGAACAGTCGGTGTTGGAAGCATGCCAATTGCCATTGCTCTGTTGAGAGTCACTGAGTGCATTGATCCTTCCTTCACTTGTGTGCTTTTCATGTTTGCTGTTGCGCTTGTTTGATCCATTGCTGTGGGAGTAGGCAACAAACCAAACTCTGTCTCTTCTGTGTGGTGCGTTGACGGATACAGCTGGAAGTACATACGGTTGTACTTCGTACCCTTCAGCTTCCAAATCAGCCTGCACTTCGTGGAATACCAGCCCTCCTGACCAATTAACAAGTCCGAAAACATTTTCGCCCACAACCCATGTCGGCTGAACTTCCCGAATGACTCTAAGCATCTCTGGCCAGAGGTGTCTGTCATCCTCTTTTCCAAGTCTCTTTCCGGCCATTGAGTAGGGCTGACAGGGGAATCCTCCTGAAATAATGTCAATTGTTCCATGATACTTTTTAAAATCTGATTTGGTGATGTCTGTAAATTGTTCTGCATTGGGCCAATAATGGTGAAGGACTTTTTGTCCAAATGAATTCCATTCACAATGGAACACATTCTCCCACCCCATCCATTGAGCGGCTAAGTCAAAGCCACCAATGCCTGAGAAAAGTGATCCATGCCTCATGACCTAATGCACCAGGCGAAAAGTACAGTCATTCCAATGGCATAGGAAGCCATGACAATGGAGAAGGCCATCCAAGCCCTGTGATGCCTTTGGCACTCTGTTATCTCAGCATCTAGCTGGTCATGCTCGTTATGCCACCATGAGACAGCCTCAGTAAGTAGGTCAATCTCTTTTCTGAGCTTTGCAGCCTGCTCCTTATGGTAGTCTCTGCTGCGCCTATGATTGTCAGCATGCCTCCGGCTCTCTGCCAGCTCTGACTTTAACTTATTGATTTCTTCCATAAAATTATTGGTTAGATTTTTTTGCAAATAAACTGCAATAATTAGAACGGAAAAACTATCACAAAAAAAATCAAATAAAAACCATGATGGTGTTTTTAAACCACCAGAGGCTGGCAGCTTTGCGCAGCTCCTTAGTAAGTAGATCATCAAGGAAGTAACCTCTGCTCTGCATCTGTTGCATGATGTAGTCATTAGTCTGGCAATTGACATGACCATCACCTACCTGCCCTGGTATGGCCCATGACAGTATGATAAATCCCTTCTCCTCATCATTGCAATGTTTGGTGATGTTATTCAGGAATGTCTCTTCAAACTCCGCCGGAATGTGTTCGCCCACTTCCAGACTCATCACGCACTTGAATTTCTTTTGCAGGTCAAAGTCCTTGCTAAAGTCTAAGACCTTGCCAAGCCCTTGAGTAAGCTGCTCAGTGTATGGGTTGCCATCATAGGCCTCCACCACTATGTTGTGCCTACCGAAGAAACGAACATAAGCACCAGTGCCACAGCCAAAGTCCACCAGAGTATCGCACTTTCGGGCCTTGAGTATTTTCAAGATTGCACCTGCCAGCCTGCTGTCATGGGCATGGCCCTCACGATTGGGATTCTCCCAAAATCCATTTTCATTGATTTTCATAGTTCATATTATTTAATTCGTAGTACCAATCTATTGCTGCAATGACTTCCTCCAGAGACCAGGAGATAACTACCATCCAGTTGCGCTCAACTAGTTTATCGAACTGGATAATCTGCTGGTCTGATGGCTTATTATATCCTACCTTCAGCTCAATGGCTAATCCAGCATAGCCTCTGCGATTGTCCAGGATCAGGCAATCTGGTATCCCTGGCTTTACTCCCATTGCCTTCAGCTTTGCTGCCTCAATGCCATTTCTGCTTCCACCATTTGGACAGTGAAACCAGAATGAGCCAATAAGATCAAGATACCGGGCCACTGCCTTCTGAAGGTTGTCCTCGCTGCCCTTGTACTTTGGGAACTTGTCTAGGCCTTTCAGCCTGATTTTTGGCTCAACCATCTCAAATATTATTCTCGCCAAATATTTTTGCAATTACTTTTGCAAACCTAAGCCAAAATTGAAACAATGGACTGTTTAAAAATTAGCGACTTCTGCCGGAAGTATAAATTGCCGAATCATAGATTCACTAGATATAAGAGGCTATTTCACACCAAGCAGGTTGAAGGCTATGTTAATAGATGGGTCAAGCTGGATGACTATAACCTTGCCCTGGTGGAGGAGATATTAAGCCACAAAGGAACAAGGCGCAAGAAGATGCGTTACACTCTGGATGCCTTCTGCGTAAAATATGGATTGACTGATGAGCATTTCAAAAAGGTGTGCCACCGGATGCAGTTGGAAGATCATGATGGCCAGCTTATGGTCATTGATTCAAAGCACAATTATGCCCTCCTGAAGCACGGGAGGCTGATTCGGAAAAATAATTGAAATATTTTTGCAAATAATTTTGCAGATATAATTCCCTGCTGTATGTTTGCATCATCAAGTTTAACAATAACCAATAACAACATGACAACAGCACAAATCAACAAGGCATTTTTAAATTCTTTAGATTCTAGAATTGTAAAAGAAATCATGTCAAACATCTCAAATCATTATGGCATCACAACAGAAGAGGCCTATGATGAATTATTTGACAATGAAGCCGAAAGCATTATGGATTATATTACTGGCCCTATCAGACAATCAGTAAGTTTATTTTTCAATAAATTTCTTTACAAATTAGCTTAAAAGCTAACCGGGAGGGGAAACCCTCCCATTTTACCTAACCAATATGAAAGACTTTCCTCAAATGCCGCTTAAGGATCAGTTGATTCTGTTCGGCAAACTCTTCGCAGTGTGGATTCTCTGCGCAATCGTAAACTCACTTTAATAATGTTTAATCTATAAATTCTAAAACCAATGGCTATTATCGCAAAATCTACCGGAGAAAGCACACAGAGAGAGCTTATCCCTGCTGGCACTTATGTTGCCAGATGTTACTCAGTTGTTCACCTAGGTCATGTAACTCAGAAGTACATGGGCGAGGAGAAGATTGTTGATCTAGTTAGGTTCACATGGGAGCTGCCCACAGAGCTTAAGTGCTTTAATCAGGACAAGGGCATGCAGCCTTGTGCCATCAGCAAGGAGATGACCTTCAGCCTAAACGAGAAGTCAAACCTTAGAGCCATGCTCAATGCCTGGAGAGGTAAGGCACTGACAGAAGAGGAAGCCAAGGCATTTGATCTGGCTAAGCTCATAGGCGCACCTTGCATGATTAATCTCATCCATCAGCCTAGCAAGTCTAATCCTGAGAAGGTTTATGAGCGCATAGCAGCTGTTCTGCCAATGATGAAGGGCATGACCTGCCCTCCGCAGCATAACCCTAGCATGGAGTTCTCAGTGCTTGAATTTGACAGAGAGAAGTTCATGACATTGCCATCATTCCTCCAGGAGATGATCACCGGAAGCAAGGAATATTTAGCAATGATGAAAGCACCTGCTCCGGTTGCACCTGTCCGCACAGGATATGAAGACAAGGTTGGTCATATTGTCACCAATGCCACTGAGCAGCGCACACTGACCGAGGAGATTGACGAATTACCATTTTAAGTCATGGCAACACTCTGGCAACTAACACAAGAAGAACTCTCCTTCATCAGTCTGATGGAGGAGAACGGTGGTGAGGTCAATGATGAGATCATTGAAGAACTTGCCATCAGAAAGGAGAACTTTAAGTACAAGGCAGAGGCTTATGCCAAATTCATCCTGAAACTTGAGTCTGAGGCTGATCAGGCTGCTGCTGAGATTAAGCGCATACAGGCACTCAAGAAGGCCAAGGAGAACACCGTAGCCAGACTCAGAGAGTCACTGCTGGCTGCTCTGATGGTCTTTACTGAAGAGGATGCCAAGGGCATCAGGAGGTATGAAACCCCACTAGCTAAGCTCAGCACTCGCAAGAGTCAGGCTGTGGAGGTACTTGATGAACAGCTTATTCCTGCCGACTTCTGGGTGATTAAGAAGGAGGTCAGCAAGTCCACAATCAGTCAGGCCATCAAGGATGGAGCAGAAGTACCAGGAGCGCAGCTCAAGGACAACATCAGCCTGAGCATCCGATGAAGCCTAAGAAGTATAAGTTCAATATCATGGTTGGTAAGGAGGAAGAGTCCTACACAGGCATCTTCGAGAATTATGACCTAGCCATTAAATGGTATGAGAAGCATGGCAAGTGGCTCATTGATCAGGGCAAGAATATAGTCTTTCGGGAATGCCTGATTAATGGAGAGACTAGTGAGGAGCAGTTGCCCGACATTTCTTCGGGTTAAATTGGTTAAGTTAAACATGGTGTATAAAAAAAGGGAGGTTTTTGGCCTCCCTCTTTTTTTGTGGTTGTGCTAATTAAACACCAGCAACAAACTGAGCCTTGAATACTCCGTTCACACCTGCATTAGAGTCACCAGCTTGGAACATAGCAGTAGGAGCTGAGTATAGGTCGAACGCTGCCTCTAGGAAGACTTGGTATGTCTCCTGGCACTCATCTGGCAAAATACGAACATCCTGACGAACAGAAGGTAAGCCAGGAATCGGCATAGTAAAGCGATTCATAACACCAATCTGACCATAGTTACCAACATAGTTCAGATATGGCAGATACAGGAGTGAACCTGGAGCAAACACGATGGCAGAATCCTGATTTGTCATGTTGCCAGCGATGTTGGTATCAAAGTAGAAGTCAGCAATGCCTGTGTTATCACGAACAGTTGCGAAATTGATACCATTAGCTCCTTGACCGAAGTAGCGGCTATCGTTCATCCATACACGCTGAAGCGCACCAGCACCACCTACAATGATAGGCGCACCGTTGAAGCCTGTGTTCATGTATGACTGCTTCATCTCGAACAATCCCTTGGCCTTAACTGAGCCATCAGATGAGTTCTCAACAGTGTAAGAAGGGTTAGGAGTACCGCCATACCATACACCTACACCACCAAGAGCAGCAGTGATAAGGTCATCATTGATGGCCTGCACAAGAGCATTAGCAGACAACTGGAAGTCCATGAACATCTCACGAACTACTGACAGCGCACCCTGAGCAGCACCAATGCCATTGGCTCTTTCCACAATTTGTCCCGGTTGAACCGAACCCGTAAGTTGCACCAATTCGGCATAGCTATCACAGTATGTGCGAATCTGAGCCTCAGACATTGTGAAGGAGACACCACGATAGTTATTAATCGGAACTGTCTCTTCGATGTAGTTCATCTGACCATCGGCAACGCAATCCTTGGTGTCGGTGGCAGAAGAGGCTAACTTGCGCTCCTTGTAAACTACACGAACCTCTTTAAGTTGCCCTGTGCCATTGTCATTGGCCTGGCGAATGATTTGACCAGCTGCCAAATTTGATGGGCTTGTAAGTGCAGCAAGCATTCCGCCATGAATCTGCACATTGCTTGGGTTGTTTATTAGGTTGTCAGCCAGAGATGTTAATATCGCTGGACAGACATTAGCTGTTGATAGTGACATTTTTGAAACTAAAGTTTAGCTGCCAAGTTACCTATATCAGCAAGAGCTGACCGAACTGAAGCAGAAAGTGGAGTGCCTTGACTAGCCTGTGTAGGGATAGTCGGTATTGTTGGTGTGCCTGCTGCGAATTGAACCTGGTTAGTGCCACCTTGACCTTGTTCCTTCAACAGCTTATTCTCTTGCAAAACTAATGCACTTAGGTCAGAATAGCTAAACTCTCTGCCATTATGCACCAAAGGCAATGTAGGGTCTTTGGCATTTACGAGCCTTGCAGTATTGCGCTCAGCATCATAGATGAGCTGACCATCAAGTTGAGCTAGCTTCTTATCTAACACAGCAGAGTAAGCCGGGATTCTGGCAGCCTCTGGAATCTGATCATTCCACTGAATGCCATTAAGCTGTGTCTGCTCCCAGAGATGCTTCATTTTGCTCACAAATTTCTGCTCAATCAGATGCTTGTCTGCTTCAGCTTTACTCACCAGGTCATCATACTTAGCCTGAGCCTCTGCCATTTTCTTGAGGAACTCATCAGACTGGTTGCTGTTGGTGGCATTCTTGGCCTTCTCTTCCAGCTCTTTCATCTTCTTCAGGGCGAGCTTGATTTTATCTCCGCTGTTCTTGGTGACTCTTAGCTCTTCGACCGCATTGCCATCCAGACCGTACTCCTTGGCCATCTTGATGATCTCTTCATCGTAGCCCATCATGTAATTGCTGATGAAGTGCTTTTTTAGGTCTAGGCTGGTTTTGGCTAGCTCAAAGTCATAGAGGTTAGTATTGAACTTACTGCTGACCGCATCAGGCACTTGGATGTCATTCAGCACTGAAGCTGAAATCATCAAGTTAAACTCAGGATCATCACTTACCCCAGCACGCTTGGCCTGCTGGATTAAAAATTCTTTTACATTCATAGTGGCAG